AATGAGCGAGGCTGTGCAAGACCATCCTGAATTAGTTAAAGCGTATCTTGGTACAGTTATACCGCATAATGACAATTATTTTGCCGCATTAAATTCAGCAGTTTTTACGGATGGCTCATTTGTGTATATTCCCAAAGGCGTTAAATGCCCAATGGAATTATCAACGTATTTTAGAATTAATGCTGCTAATACAGGACAGTTTGAAAGAACACTAATTATTGCTGAAGATTCTGCAACGGTGTCATATCTTGAGGGATGCACAGCACCGATGCGAGATGAACATCAATTACACGCTGCAGTCGTAGAGTTGGTTGCACTAGAGAATGCCCAAATAAAATACTCCACAGTGCAAAACTGGTATCCCGGCGATAAAGATGGCAATGGTGGTGTTTATAACTTTGTCACAAAGCGAGGAGTATGCAAAGGAGACAACTCTAAGATATCTTGGACACAGGTAGAAACCGGTTCAGCGATAACGTGGAAGTATCCTTCTGTTGTACTAAGAGGTGATAATTCAGTTGGCGAGTTTTATAGTGTTGCAGTAAGCAGAATGCGTCAACAAGCCGACACTGGAACAAAAATGATTCACCTTGGCAAAAATACTAAAAGCACCATTGTGTCAAAAGGTATTTCAGCAGACGAAGGCACTCAAGTATACAGAGGACTTGTTCGTGTAGCACCCACTGCAGACAACGCAAGAAACTATTCTCAGTGTGATTCAATGTTGATGAGTCAGACTTGTGGTGCTCATACATTTCCTTATCTTGATATTAATAACAATAGTGCACAACTAGAACACGAAGCCACAACGTCTAAGATCGGCGAAGACCAGATTTTATATTGTCTTTCCAGAGGTATTTCTGCAGAAGATGCGGTATCCATGATCGTCAATGGATTTTGCAAAGAAGTATTCAGAGAATTGCCAATGGAATTTGCAGTTGAGGCACAGAAATTACTTGAAGTCACACTGGAGAATTCAGTTGGGTAGATATACCGCTAGATTTTCTATGTGCATAAAAGAATAAATACTATTATGAATTTGAACGAAATGTTTGATCCAGCACCAGAACACTATCAAGATGTTGAAGATGACAATAGTGTTCCAAAATATGATGATCTGAGAAAAAGCAGATTAACACTGTTGCAAATAAACAAACTTCGTCGTATGCAAGATTTGCGTGCTTTTGAACAGGAACAAAAATTAGATAGTATTAAGAAACAATATTCACAATCTGACGGTTCTGAGTCAGTTGAATTATAATTGTTCGTTTTTAGAAAAAAACAACAACATCCCACCAAAATATCTATTTTTTTACAAAAAAATGCCCTAAACACCGGTTTTGTGTAACATTTTTGTAAATAATATCAAGACGAGCCATATCTGGAGGATTTAATGGAAAAGTTTGAACGCCTGATCGAATATGTGATCAATGACGAAGAGGCAAAAGCTCGCGAGTTATTCCACGAAATTGTCGTGGAAAAAAGTCGTGATATTTACGAAAGCCTTATGTCCGAAGAGGACGAAGAACTCGGTGGCGATGCCGCTGATGATTTCATTCAAGACATCGAAAGTGATGAAGAAGGCATGTCAATGGACAACGGTGATGAAGACGCCGAAGACGCCATGGATATGGACACTGACGATGATGAGAGTGATGAAGACGACACAGAAGAAGAAGTTGAAGAACTTGAAGACCGTGTTGTCGGTGTAGAAGACAAACTCGACGAGCTAATGGCTGAGTTTGAAACTCTTATGACATCTGAAAATGGTGAAGAATCAATGCAGGACATGGACATGGACATGGACATGGACGACGTTGAAGCGGCCACAGATGATGAGAGTGTTGAAGATGACGAAGTGCTTGAACTTGATGAAGCACTTGAACTTCAGTCTGCACCAAAGGCAAAAGATTCTGAGGAAAGCTTTGTGCATAGTAAAAGCACAGTAGCCGCAAACTCAGGTGCAAAAGGCATCGATGCTGACCCAGTTAAAATGGGTGACAGTGACGAAAAAGGCCGCAGTGCACCAGACGCTAAGGACATGGGTCACACAACGCACATTGACAAGCTTAACAAAGCCCCAAGTGCAAGTGATTCAGAGCCAAGCGAAGTCAACACTAAAAGCACACTTAACTAGGATTGTTTAGATGAGCCATTATTTAAAAGAACATCTTACGTTCGATGCAGCACAGATTGTACTCGAAGATGAAGATGATGGCAAGAATCTTTATATGAACGGCATTTGCATCCAAGGTGGTGTAAAAAATGCTAATGAGCGTGTGTATCCAGTAAACGAAATCCAAACAGCAGTTGAAACTCTTAATGAAGAAATTACTAGTGGAAACTCTGTTTTGGGTGAAGTTGACCATCCAGACGATTTAAAAATCAATCTTGATCGTGTTTCACACATGATTTCTAAGATGTGGATGGATGGCCCAAATGGTTATGGTAAGTTAAAAATTCTACCAACGCCAATGGGCGAACTGGTTAAAACCATGCTCCAATCCGGTGTTAAATTAGGTGTTTCAAGCCGTGGAAGCGGTAATGTTGACAACACAACAGGACATGTCAGTGACTTTGAAATAGTCACTGTTGATGTAGTAGCCCAGCCCAGTGCTCCTAACGCATATCCAACAGCAATTTACGAAGGTCTTCTTAATATGAAGAACGGTCATAAACTTTTGGAAATGGGTAAAGAGGCTGGAATGGACAACAAAGTTCAAAAATACTTGAAAAGCGAAGTAATTCGACTAATCAAGGATTTGAAAATCTAGGGAGAAACGCATGTTAGATGCTATCAAACCATTACTAGACAGCGACCTAATCAACGAAGATACTCGTCAAGAGATATCCGAGGCTTGGGAAGCTAAGCTTAATGAAGCTCGTAATGAAATCCGCACGGAAATTCGTGAGGAGTTCGCAGAAAAATATGAGCATGACAAACAAGCAATGGTGGAAGCATTAGATCGCATGGTTACAGACGGTATCACTAGTGAAGTTGAATCTGTTAAGGAAGAAAAAAAAGCCTTAGCAGAGGATCGCGTCCGTTTCAACAGCAAACTAAAAGAAAATGCCACTAAGTTTAACGACTTTATGGTTTCTAAACTTGCTGAAGAAATTGGCGAACTACGTGAAGATCGTGGCACGCAAGAGAAAGCAATTTCCAAAATGGAAAACTTTATCACTCGTGCACTGGCTGAAGAAATCGCCGAGTTCCAGAAAGATAAGCAAGCAGTTGTAGAAACACGTGTTCGCTTAGTATCTGAGGCTCGCGACAAACTTGAAGCACTCAAGACGAAATTCGTCAAAGAGAGTTCAGGCAAAATGAGTCAGGCTGTGGCCGGTCATCTTAAAGCTGAACTTGGACAACTTAAAGAGGATATCAAAGCTGCTCGTGAGAACACCTTTGGTCGCCGTATCTTTGAGGCTTTTGCATCTGAATTTGGTACAACACATCTCAACGAAAATGCTGAGATGCGTGAACTAAAGAAGACAATTGCTGATAAAGATAGCAAGTTGGCTGAGGCCACCGAAGCAATGAAAAAACAAACTCAACTCGTTGAGTCAAAAGAACGCAAAATTCGCACGATTGAAGAAAGCAATAAACGTAACGCTGTTATGGAAGAATTGCTTGCACCTCTTAATGAAGAGAAGCAAGAAGTCATGACGAATTTGCTAGAAAATGTCCAGACCTCACGGTTGCGTAAGACATTTGACAAATATCTTCCAGCCGTATTGGCAGAGAATGGTAACAAGAAGTCGAAAAAACAGACTGTCACCGAATCTGTCCGTGAGGTTACTGGAGATAAAACTGCCCAGACAACTCAGGATAGTGAATCACCATCAAACGTGATCGACCTGAAGCGTTTAGCAGGGCTTTAATACTTTAAAAAGGAAAAAGGAGACATACAAATGTCACAAGAACTACTCGAAGGCCGTTGGAACGAGACTAAAGACGCCCTGTTAGAAGGACTACAGGGATCACGTCGATCCAGCATGAAGGTTATCCTTGAGAATACGCGTCAGCACCTCAAGGAGTCAGCTGCAGGTACAACCATGGCAGGTAACGTTGCTACACTTAACCGTGTAATACTACCAGTTATCCGTCGTGTTATGCCAACAGTTATTGCTAACGAACTCGTTGGTGTTCAGCCAATGACAGGACCTGTTGGTCAGATTCACACACTACGTGTGCGTTATGGCGACGGTGTTACTGATAACTCAGCAGCAAGCACAAGCACAACTGCTGGTGAAGAGGCTCTAAGCCCCTTCAAAATTGCACAGGCATATTCTGCCAGTGTTGGTGATACAGCTAGCGATTTCCGTGGCTCACCAACAGCCGGTTTAGAGGGTGCTGGCGGTCGTAATATTTCCGTACAGATTCTCAAACAGGCCGTTGAAGCCAAGACACGTAAGCTACAGGCTCGCTGGACATTCGAAGCCGCTCAGGACGCACAGTCCATGCACGGTATTGATGTCGAGGCAGAAGTCATGGCTGCTCTTGCACAAGAAATTACTGCTGAAATTGATCAGGAGATTCTCCTCAGCCTACGCAGCCTAGCTGCCGTTGAAGAGACTTTTGACCAGTCAACAGTTTCTGGTACTGGCACATTCGTCGGTGATGAGCACGCTGCCCTTGCAGTTCTCGTTAACCGTGTTGCCAACAAGATTGCACAGCGTACCCGTCGTGGTGCTGGTAACTATGCCGTTGTTAGCCCTCAGGCTCTTACAGTCCTCCAGAGTGCTACAACATCAGCATTTGCTCGCAGCACAGAAGGTACATTTGAAGCACCAACAAACACCAAGTTTGTCGGTACACT